TTGAGGAACTACGTTCTCTTGTACTTCGAGCGCAATGTCTTACAGTTGTCCGAATTTATCAGATAACCAGTTGTAAACCCTTGCAATCAATACAGCAATTCCAAATAAAACGCCAATACATAAAATTAGCGCAAAGATTGAAACTACAATAATATCGTCAATGGTATAAACAAACATAATCAATCCTCCCAACCTTCCAACCGTTCTTCTTCGTACTGCTCACACTGGATGCGTGCTTGTTCCTCGGTTTCCTCTTGCATATAACCCCATTCCTCGGCGGTTGGAGAATAAGGCTCGCCGTTTACTTCGATGGTCTCGCTTAGAATTTCCCACTCACCGTCCTCGGTGGTTACGGAAAACATGAAGGTAATTTCCTTCTCGTTAGCTTCAATGGTGATTTCGTCTCTGATGTACATTTCTTTTTGGTTTATGGTTCAAAGTAACTAAATAAAATTTAATTGTGCAAGTTTTTTTTATCGTTGCAAATTTTCCCACTTTTTTCGGTGATACGCCACCAACTGCGGTGTTTTTTCGTAACTGGCTACAAAGTGATCTTTGCTCACGTTATCGTAGTACCCGATTGCATCCCGTAAAGTTTCCTCATTTGGAAACTGGTCAAAGAACAATTTGCAGGCGTAGGCGGATGCCGTGGCGTTTCCTTCCATGCTTTCCGCATCCTTTGCCATGAATGGGTTGAACATTTGCGATAGGTTCAAACGTTTACCCATTTCGATACACCACTCGTACTGGCTATCGGTTAGGGTAAATCCGCAGTGCTTGTAAATCGCTTTGTACGTTGGTTGCCCGAAGTCAAAGAACTTCGCCATGTCTCGCTCATTTTCGTGGTATTGGCGGTAGCTTGAAACGATCCACGCTTTGCGCTGTTCGATTGGGTACTCGCGTGAAAACTCAACGCCCGTGCTTGCGATCTTCTGCTCTGATTTGTTGTAGCGTATCATGTAGGTCGTTAGCCATTGCATGATTGTACGGATGGAAGGTTTGAAGGTGTCGGTTGATTCACGCCTACCGATTTTGAGTGCGCTCTCGAATTGCTCTTTGGTTAGGGCGTGGTATAGTTCCATTTCCTCTTCAAGCGTTTCAATTTGCCTTGTAAAAGTTTCATCGAGTGCTACGTTGTTTCCGAAGTAGGCGTACAACTTGATTAGTTGTGCGGTGAGGTACTGGGTACGCTCGGTTGGTTGCATTTGTTTAATGATCATGGTTTTTATGTATTTGGTTTGATACCCATTTGGCTATTTCATCGGCAGTCATTTCGCCTGCTTTTTTTGTTGGTTGGTTTGGTTGTTCTCGGTCAACGTCAAAGGTACGAATCCACCTGGCGAAGTGTTTGTACACATCGGTTCTGAATAGGTACTTGGTTTGTTGGAGTTGTTGGTGCAGGATGAACGGTTGGATTGAACGAATTAGCTTTTCTGTTTCGTATCCCGTCGCTTGTTTGAGTAGGTAGTAGTTTTCGGTTATTTGTTCGGTTAGGTAGTCGCCCATGGTTTCGAGGTTGATTTTCTCGACTGGTTGCATGGTTGATTTCGGGTGTTGAATCTTACTTTCTTTTGAAGAAAAAAGAAGCTTATTATTATTAGTACTTTCTTTTTTATTCTTTCTTCTTTCTTCTTTATTATTTATGTGCACGGATTCGCTAAAATTTTTTAATAGCATTTGTTCATTTTCTTTTATCGAATGTGAGAATGATTCATCAATAGTGCACGGATTCGCTAAAAATTTTTTATCGAATATGATACGAATAATGGGTGCTTGGTTCTTCTTTCCTTGCTCGATTATTTGCACCAATCCCTTTAATTCCAAAGCTTCCAAAGTACGGTAATAGGTAGGCATGGATAGATTAAGATGTGCCGAGGTAGTTCGTGTAGGTAAGCCAAACATTTCTGTTCTAAGGGTGTTTTGTAGGTTGATAATAACAAACATCAAAGCGATTTCATTCGTGCTTAAATAGCCGTCTTTTATTATCGCATTTAGCTTGAAGTTGTAATCTATTAGGTTCATGGTAAAAATAAACCCTCGGACGGAATGCGGTAGGAGCGCAAACCACCCAAGGGCTTTATGTGTTTGATTCCCGATCTCCTACATCGGTTAAAAATCTGCTTCAAAGATAAGTAAAAAAGTCCAGTTTATTAACTAAAAAAATGGACAAATTTAAATTAGTTCTTTGTATAAGCGAAATAAAATTGCGTCAATAAATTAGTTATATGAAATGCCTTGCTGGCCGTTTCCAATTGAAAATCCGTGAAGAAAAAACAAAAAGAAAAAAGCCACCGCACTATTTATGAATACTGTCTTTGTAAAATTCATCATTAAACATTTGAATTAAAATATCCATAGTTGCCAAGCATCCAAGTCCTTTACCTCCAAACTCATACCAATCAGTATCTTCATTTCGGACATTAAAGCATACTTCATTTTTTATTAACCATACACCAAAGTTTTTAGCATATTTAATTTGGTTTAGGAACTCTTGTTCCATTTCTTTTGCGTTAGTTATTTTCATCTTGTATTTTGTTTAAATATTCTTGTGAGTAATAATTTTTTTTGTTTGGCATCAATGCTGTTTTAGACTTATCCCAACCAGCACAAAAAGCTGTCCTTATCTGCTCTTTTTCTAAAGAAAGAAACTTGTCTTTTGTTTCTTTGTCAATAGTCAAAACAAAATCAACGCCAAAAGCATCTTGATATTTCGGGATTTCCAATTGTTCGATAAATTGTTCTACTGCTGTTTTCATATATCATCAATTTTTAGTTTTTCTATTATTGCTAAATGTAATTCCTTTGTGCTAAGAAAAGAATTATCAAGTATTTTTTTATAAGCTAATTCAATGGCTAAATTAAACGACTTAACCGCTATTTCCATTTGCACTACATCTCTAAATTGACTATTCCAATTAGCATTAAAAATTATATCTTCTAAGTTTTTTTTAACTTCCATTTTCTTTGCGTTTTAAATATAAATAAAGTCTTGCCATTTGACCAGTTTTAGTACAATAAGATTTAATCCATTTTTGGGTTTCTTCTCTTGGGTGTAAAACACCACATTTATTGCATTTGTAGTAATTCATCAATTTTTTTGCTATCGCTTTTTTTTCTTTTTGTTTTTCTGTTTAGTGTTCCAATTAGGCTTTATCGTAAATAAGTCGGCACTTCATATAACACGGGTTTGGCAAAATTGCCGTTTCGTCTTTCAATTCAACTTTATCCATAATTTCAACATTTGTTTTTTAATTTAACTTTTGTGTTCGGCAACTTCGCCAAGCCCGAAAACGTTAACTTCCACAACCAAAACATTCAAAGTTTGAATCCTCGGGTTTTTGCGGTTCTACCTTTCCGATTAACTGCTTGATTTCGTAAATTTCCTGCCGTATCTCAAATTGGTAGTCGTCCATTTCACCCGTCAATTGGTTTTCAAGGTGCGACATTTTCCACTTCAACGCTTCCACGTCCTGCTGGTTCTGAGGTTTCGAGTACTTGTTCATTTATTGTTTGTTTAGTTTTTTTAATACGTTTATCGGTTCTAATCCACGGGCAATTAAATTCAGGTCAACACACTTCCCCGCATCCCTTTCGTTATCAAAATACTTTCGAACCAATTTCCCATCAATTTGAATGGATGCTACGTAATACCACGCATTGGATGAATGAGCAACTGTAACGTATTTAAATGCTGATTTCGGCGGTTTAATCTTTATCGGCATCTTGTACTGTCTGTTTAAATTGTTCTTCAATTTGATTCAATGCGTCTTCCAATACGGCTAACTGCGAAGGATGCCACGTAGCCAACGCTTCCGTAACCTTATCAATACCTCGGCTGATTAACATCATAATTTCCTCATCCTGCTCCCAAAACAAAGCCGAAAGCGTGTTGAGGTACAAACGCAAATCACCTTCCAAATGGTTCAATCGGTTTTTCAACGACTGCTTGTAAACGGGTGTGTTTTTCAGTTCGTCAATGTTTTCCGCAAGTGCCTGCATTAAGCAAACACTGCGGAATAAAGTTAGTTGTTTTTCTACGGTACTCATAATGCGGTATAGTTATATGTTTTTGAAAGTTCAAAGCCAACTCGGTTAATTAGGTGCATGGCTTGCAACGCCTTGTAAAAGTCCTTGTGCTCGATGCACTGGGAGCGCAACCGATACAACCTTTGCAGGCGGTGGTTTAGAATATCAAAACGGCTAACCCTCGAAAGGTCGATTTTCTTTGCCGTGTATTGGGCGTTCACGTGTAGTTCCATTGCTTTAAGTTTTACGCCTTGGATAAAATCAATAAGTTGTTGTGGGTGTGTTTTCATTTGATTGTTACTTTTAAGGTTGTTGAACTTGATTTGACCGGTGGGGTAATGGTTACAATTTCGCCGTTACCATCCACCACGTTTTCGGGTTTGGTGAGTGATCGCAACCACTTCTCACGTGCTTTGAGCATTTCGGTTGCACGTTCTACGTTCTCCTTTAAAATCACCCATTCCACGTCGTTGCAAGAAGCATAATCATATTTAATGCCTGCTTCAAACGTTTCCGCAACCGCTCCAAACATTTCAGCCGTTCTGCCGTGTTTTTGTTGCTCGGTTAGTGCTAAGTCCTTGGTGTTGCTCAACGTTTCTTCCAAGGCTTTAATTAGCATCTTAGCACGAATAGCGAACTCTAACGGGTTGGTGTAACCTTCCTCGATTTGGGTGGTAAACCCTTCGGTTAACGCTCGCACTTGGAGTTTACCCGTAACCCCTTGGAGCAGTTGTTCTGTTTGGTTAATCAGTTCCATTTTCTTTTGGTTTGAATTGTTTTTTGGTTGGTTCGTAAAATGGGTGGTTGAATCTACGTAACGGAGTTTCCTCTTTGTATTGCTTCACCAAATCCCAGTAAGGCGTTTGTGCAACAATGTAACGGTGATGCCTTCCACGTTCAACCTTTGCAGGTGTAATGATTCCTTCATTCTTTGCTTTAATCATTCCGTTTCGGTAGGCAAACATTTCGATTGCTGAAACGCTACACCCCATAATTTCCGCAATTTCCTTGTTAGAAAGTACGGGGTGTAAACGCATGATTAAATCTTTTTGAGAATCGGTAAATCGAAATCCCTTTGAGTTCATTTCCAAATCTTGTTAGTGTCCTTGTAAAAACGTTCTTTCCATTCCTGCCCGATGCGGTAATGATCTTGCAACTTATCCAACAAGGTCGGGTCGGTTTCGTGAAGTTCTAATAACTTTTGGTACTTTTCCTCGGTGAATGGTTGCAACTGTTTAACCTCGGCTTGCTTGGTTTGCGGTGCGCTCGGTTTGGTTACTGGCTTGTTAGGTACTTGCACTGGTAGCTTATTACTCGCTCCGTTTGCGTCGTCGTCTTCCTGAATAACACCGAAGCAAGCGGAAAGGCTATAACGACGGGCGTAGGTCAGTGCGCTTCCGTAGCCGTGTGGATCGTTTTTAGGCGCAGGAACAAACGTAATCCCGTTGCTCATTGTTTCCCCTGATTCGTGAATGATAAGCGTTTCCACGCCCACGCCACCTTCTAATCGGTGAATGACTTGCGAGTACGTCAACCCGTTATCGTTTAGCGGTTTCTTGATGGCATCCGTAACGCTCGCAAGGTCGGCGTAACGGTTGCGAAAGTGAGGGTTGGTGGAGTCCTTAGATGCTCCTTCAATTTGGGCGGTAGCTTTTACCAAAGCCTTCGCCAGGTTCTTAATTGTTTCCATAATTATTTTTTTTGGTTTTCAAAGATACAAACGAAATTTAATTGTGCAACCTTTTTGCGAAAATTATTTTCGATAAGGTACGTAGGCGGTTCGCTTTCCAATCTTGGTTGCTCTTAAAATCTGCTTACGGTTGTGGGTTGGTGAGTACGAAACGTGCACCCAATCAGGTTCTTCCAAGGTGCCAAACTCCCATATTATTTGGTCGAATTCTTCCAGTTCACACGCTGAATCGAAAAGCATTTTGTTGGTTGCTGTTATCCCTTGCATATCAATTGCTTCACCTTTGCAATGCTGGCTTGACTTACTCCCTCCAATGGCTCTGTTAAGATCGGGCGATCGGTAGAAGGAAGAAACACGAATCGGTCCGAGTGCATCCCGTAATGGTTGAAAAATCTTTTCAGCCGTTTCAATCATGGTTTCAATCGTGGCTTGGTTAGGTGTGTTATCAATCCCTAATCGGGTTGCCGTGTTGCTCTTTGTCGCTTCTTGGAGCGTTAAATTCTTGGTTAAGTTCATAGTCCTTCAAAAAATTGGGTTAGCTTTCGTAATGTGTTACCATCCACCAAACCGCTAATGATTGCCTTGCGGTACGTTGGTGCGCTCACTGGTAATTCAAACACGGTAATGCCGTGCTTTTCCCGTAGATTCTCCCAACGTGTTGCGAGTGATTCTGAAATTAAGGGGGTAGCAGGTTTGCGCCCCCTTGTTAGTCCTTTAATTGTTCTCATAAGTAGTGAAAAATAATTGAGTAGTTTTCGTAATTTACCACGTTCAATTTGAAACTGATTGCGCAACCGATACCGATTTGCTCGGTAAAACTTCCATCCGTTGCCACGATGTTTGAGTGGGTTAGTTCTGTTTGAATGATCATGTTCAAAAGTTCGGTTACCGACAAATCAAAGTTTGTACCTTTGCTATCCGCAACGTGCCACTTTAACCCCTTCCAAATTGCTTTGGCGTACTTGAATGCGTGGTGGTTGATTGGCTCGCAAGGAATGTCGGTACGGTTGTGGCTAATCAGAATATTCCATGCGCCTGATTCGTACCCTTCGCTCAACCTCATTTCAGGGAGCGTGTTTAAATTGATTGTTCTCATTTTGTTTTTGGTTTAAAATGTTTGTGCGTTATGGATGCGCACCCCCCCGTTTTTTTTATCCTTTTGCGTTATCTAAAACTTTATTAAAATTCTTAAAGAAAATTCTTTGTGTTTCTTGGCTTGATTGGCAATAACCAATCGCACGGCAATAATCTGAAATTTTGTTATCTCTTACATTGAACCCTGCTTGATATGTTTTGCCGTTAATCATAAAAACATAGTCGCAATTAAATTCATTGTATTGAACAATCTGAAAATTAACTCCCATTTTGTTAAGCTTGTTTTCTAAATTTTTTGTTGTCATGATCTTGTTTTTTTTAGTTTGTTTCTCTTTGGTATTTCAAAGATACAAACGAAAACTAATTATGCAAACTTTTTCAGAAAAAAAATGAAAATATTTTTTGAAGGCATAAAAAAACCCTCCGTTTCCAGAGGGTCAAACCAAAAAAAAATCAGGAATGAAAACAACCTAACAAGAGCAAATATACTAATTATTTGCCCTCGTCAACTGTTATTTGTGAAATAGTTGTAATGATCGTTCCTGCGGTAATTAAATAACCGCTCAAACTAACCAACGCCACGGGCAACGCTACGGGGGAAGTAGCCAATGCACCGCCAACAACACCCACGACAATACCAATAGTGCGTAACTTAGCAAAGAACGGAGGAGTCGGAGCCTTAACCCGTTCCATAACGTCCATTTCATTTGCCTTTTTCGGTAGTAGATTTTTCAAATTTTTCATTGCGTATAAATTTAGTTGCAAAAATTTCAGTTCCTTTGAGTCCCAAATAACCCATGATAAAAGCAATGCCGTACTCCGCATTACCGCCATTCATACCCAAGGCATCAACAACCAACGGCGTTAAGTAGTTAGCAGAAAACACACCGCTCGGAATACTCACCAACGCCTTCTTCCACGAAAATTCCTTTTTTCCGATCATAACGAGCGAACCTGCAAAGCCTGCAAACGACAAGCCGAGGTTGATACCTAAATCATGTAGTAACTGCTTCATAAACATTTGTTGCTTTTTCTTCTAAAAACAAACCTCCGTGCGCTTCGTATTCCGCTTTTGCGGTTTCGAAGTCATCGAAGAAGTGGTTGGTGTTATCATAAATAACTAAGTACTTCATAACAAATTGCCTTTAACAAATTGAACGGTTAACGTTGCGCCTGCTGTACCAACCAAACCAAGGAAGGAAATAACAAAATTTCCGCTTCCATCCTGGGCAACTGAAATCGAAGTCGAGTTATGCCCTGAAAAAGAATTTCCCGTTGTGCTGGATGCGCCCAACCCATACCTAACATTTGTCGATGTGGTTTTACAAATCAGCATTTCAAATTGTGAGTTAGTCCCTGCCGACTGCAAGTACCTTGCACCGCCTGAATTTACGTTGATTCCAACGGTTGTATTACCCGTCCCTGCGGTTCGCTCGATCAACCCCGAAATCCTAATTACTCCACCCACGGGAATAATTGAAGAAGCGACCGTGAACGTGGTTAAAGTTACCGCAGTTGTTGAAGTAGTGGTTAATTGACTAACGTTTTGGAATAGCGTTGTAATGCGGTCGAGTGCTGTTTGTGTTGCGGTGCTTATTGGCTTATTCGCATCGCTTGTATTATCTACGTTTCCAAGTCCAACGAGTGATTTAGTCAAAGCTTGGTTTTCCCAAAGTTGGGCGGTGCTATCGTAAATCAACGCATCGTTATTGGCTAACGTGGAAGGGTTAATGTACACGTCGTGAAGTTCCGCTAACTCCCAACCGTTCATCACCTTTACATAAATCTTTCCGTTGTTTGCGTGAGCGTATTCAACGTATCCGATAACCACTATATGACCCGTCAATCCGTTTGGCTTCACGTTCGTAATCTGTCCCGCAGTTGTTGGACTTAGGTACAAAACATCCCCATCTGCCCACGTTTCACCCTGCAAGCTTCCCGTGGTGTTGATGCCTTCGATTTGCCCAACTGCCATGATAAACCCTTCTTGATTGGTTGCAATGGTTTCAATAACCACACCAAGCGTATCGGCTGAATTTAGGTCGTTGTTTGCCCTCGCTAACTCAACCGCCAACCTTTGCCCTTGCGCTCCTGCTACCTTAACAACTTGGTACGAAGCCTTGGTTAACGTGGTGTTTGGGGTTACCTTATTTACTACCCGAGCGACTAAATCAACGCCATTCTTCAACGTAACTGAACCACCTTTCAAAAGTGTTTCTGAACTTCCAATGGTATCATTCCATTGAGTACCCCCAACCGCTAACGTTCCCGTAGGTGATACGTTCAAATTGACTTGATCGGCAGTTAGATTATAAGTTCCAAGGTCAACGTTTTGAGTTGCTCCCGTGTATGGTACTTTCGCGTTCAAGGCGTTCTGCAAATCCGTTTGATTGCTTAACGTTCCCGTAATCGTTCCCCATGTAGCACTACCGCCACCCGTGGACTTGGCGGTTAAATCGCCATCTTCAACCCCACTTTCAAACCAATACTCTTCCGCACCGCTCCCAGTATCTACGATCACGGTTAAACCAATGTAACGCCTATCCTCGGGAATGTACGCCAAAGCATTAGCGGTGGAACTGAAAACGCCCAATCTATCGTCAATCGGTGCAGGCTTGTTTACTTCTAAATTATCGCTTATTCTAATCATTGCAAAGTCATTGGTGCAGTGGCTTCCGTTTGCCACTTGGTTACATAAATAGTGTACCCGTCTTGGGTATCGTACACCTCGAACAAATCGAGGAAGTTCCCTTGGTCGAACGCAGTTCTAAACCAGTGCGAAAGGCTATAAGCCGAAGGAACGGCAAACCATAAAAACATATTGCTAACCGCATTCCCATCAAACACTAATTGGAACGGCTCACTCGGTGCAACCGCTTTTTCGTTACCATCGTAAAGGTCAATGTCAATCGTCGCTTCAACCGCTCCGTAGTAACAAATATCGGGATTTGCAGGCGTGGGTATTTCGCAAATAGATAAACCCAAAGGAACGTTAAACGTTAGCACCGCACGGCATCCTGCAACCCGATCGCCAAAACGATCAACGAAATAATCCACGTTAGCATCGGCAGTAATATCGTAATCGTTCCCAAAAGTACGTTGGTACTTAATCATGAAATCCCCTGCGAGTTGAGTCATGTCGCTCATTACCTCATCGGGTTGCAACGTTTGAAAGTCCAAGGCGTCCGAACCCGTTGGGCGGTCTGCTACCTTTTGCGACTCTTCAATCTTATCCATGAACACTAAGCCAACGCTGAACTGAACAGAATTTGTGGCGAATCGTGAACCTTCCAACGTTGCAAACACCAACGGGTAATAAATGCGGTCAACCGCAGGACTTACAAAATTGGTAATGTTTGCGCTATCGGGATCTAATATGTTCCCGGTACCAAACGAGTTAACGAGTGGATGCGCCTCTGCGAACTCCCGTAAGCTTCTTTTTATCGTGTTCCAACTTTGCATTTTTCTCTAAATAAACCCGTAACTTTTCTTGATTCTTTTTATGTGCGCTCATATTAATAGCAATCGCAGTCCCTATTGTAATTTGCTTGGTAACGTTTGGCGTAATCACCACAACAACGGTTGTTATCCAATACCAATCCTGCCGTGTAATTACGTCGGTTTGGGTAAATGGTATCGATATCGCTCGTTGGTGTTTGATATGCAGGATAGTCGTTTAGGTTCGCTAAGATAAAACGTGTAATCCGTTCAGCGTACCACTCCGACTTTCCTCGATAGTAATCAATCAACCTTTGCAACTCACCAACGCTCGCTTGGGTGCTGTTTTGGTCTGTTCCTCGCTCCACGTTTTTGTTACGCAACTGAAAACCGAACGCCATCGGAAACTCCATTTGAACGTACATCTGCAAGCATGGTTGAATGTAATCGCTTAATAAGTCCTCATTCTCTTGGGTTAGCGTGTTAGCAATAATTTGCGTTTGTAACTCTTTGTAAAGGTCGCTACCAATAATCGGTTGAATGTGCATTTCTTGGCACATGATTACCGTAGGACGTAATTTTACCATGCTCACGTTCTCGTTAATCAACGAAGCATCTTTGAGTTGTTTCTCGGTTATGAATAGTGCTTTTTGGCTCATGCTTTCGGTTTTACAAGTACTTGCATCCAAGTATGTCGACAAGATGGGTAGTGCTGTTCGGTGCCAGGTTTGGTGTACCAACCGCCTTTTCTTTCCCAAACGCTATAACCCATTATTTGGGAAATTTGGTTGATGTCCTCACGTGTGTAATATCTACCGAGTTCAATCATTTTAACGCAAAATTCACGGCTTCCACGAATCAACTTTTGTGGACCGTACTCTGGAAGAACGTCGTATTTGTACATCACTTGAACCAACGGCACTCCATCGGGGTTACGTGGCTTAATAAAGTCCTTTGCAGACTCACCAAGCTCTTTTAACGCTCCACGAATATTGATAGCCTTAGCTTCAATAAGTGCGCTAATACGGCTTGAAATTAGGTCTATTGACTGCCCCGTTTTTTGAGCAATCGCATCGGAGGTTATCGCAGGATCTTTCTCGATTAACTTCAAAATTTCCGCATCCAATTCAGCGTACTCACTGGCGAACT